GATCCATAGCCAAATCTTCAAGGAATACAATGAAATCTCTATTTCCATATTCATGTGCTTCCTTAAACTCTGGGTAGTGATCAACCCAATAATTATACGTAGTGCGTGTGACGCCCCAAATCTGGCACAGCTTAGTGATACTCTTACCATCCATTCTTAGGCCAGCTTTGAGTTGCTTACAATATTTTTTGTTATACTTATCACCTTTTATTCGCGACACTTCTTCTTCTCTCTATAAGTTTAGTAACTGACACTTTGATTTCTGAAATATCCTCTTTCATGTTTTCAAGCATGAGAGTATTTACCAGTCTTGTTTGTTCAATCATAGAAATGCGTCTACCTAACTCTTCTGTGTATGAATCATGCTGCTTGTATAGCCACACCATAAAGCCTATTAGCGGACTAAGTAAATAGGGGAGCCATCTTATAAGGTCACTACTGTCCATCGTCGCCCTTGTTGTGTTCGGCAAGAGCTTTAGTATAAAGATCCACCTCTGATTGTGACAAATTACCCTTAACACTTCTTAGGGTATCAAAGAACATTTTAGCTGGCAGATTGGCTTTTGCTCTATCGGCAAAGAAGTTTGTAAGACCAGCAAATACATTTCCTACAGTGTCTGCGGAAACAGAAATCCCCCAAACTGTGAACATAATTACCAAGCATCCCTGTACGTACCAAGGGGGCATCCCAGCTAGGTTATCAAATACGGCTTTGGATAGAGCTGGGAAAAATATACCCAACATGAAAGGCCCAAACCACATGAAGAATGTAAAGTATTTAAAGGTAGTACCAGTCGACTGTAGCGCTGTAGTAGAAACCACAGCATTAGCCTTTGCAATTTCCGTGGCTGCTGCTAACCTTGCCAACTCTATCTGTAAATTGGCTGCATTTTGTGCTGTAAGCAAGTCATTCTTTTGCTTAAAGAAAGACCCGAACAGGCCCGGTAGTTGTGCTAATAGTGGAATTAATAATGCAAACATCTAACCTTCACTCTCTATAATATTAAAGTCATAGGCCCTTTCAAGCACCATATACTTATAGTTGCATAGTCCAAAATCTCGTTCAAGTTTCTTGAGCACTAGATCATGTGGCAGGGTAGAACAGGTGTATAAATCAAATTGAATTAAAGCTGGTGAGGGTTCATCCCACACGTGAATAGCAATATGACTTGTTTCTATTCCAACAATGGCTGTTATGCCCTTGTTTCCTTCTTTACTAACATAAAAGGACAGAGGCCCCATTATGATTTTCATACCAATCTCATCAACTAGGTCAATTAGCCACTGTTTGATTACTTCTGTATCTCTAGGTGGGTTGTAACTGGCACCGTTGACCAGTAATTGATTATGCAGTGCCATTAGTTTGTCCCTTAAATTATGTTTGCTTTATTTAAAAAGCACCTGTCTTAAGAAATACTTTTTAGGTTACGCGGGATTTCCGGTTAGTTTGTAGCCGTGAGGGATAGCTCCGCCGCATCCTTCGCACATTAGTTCATCAACCATATTAGTCTCCTTGTAAAATTAGTTGGGATGTTTCCGGTGCAACTTATGTACTGGTTGGGACTACTGGGGACGAACCTTGTAGCAGTCCTTTCAAAGACCGTTCTTCCTAATACTCCGCACAACCGATGTGTGTCTTATTACATTACATCCCGTCGTTGATGCTGTGCCACGTCTGACACTCCTTAGAGCCTGCATCATGCTCATGCCCCGCAGTGTGCATTGTTAAGAGGCAGAGGACAGTTCGCTTAGGTGGTGAGGCTTGCGCTGTATATCGCTTACCAGATAGTCACTCACGGGCGGTAAATTACCCAACACCTAAACTAGTTTATATCAGGTAACTGATATAAATTTGGAGCGGAGGTACTGACTTAAACAGGCTGGTGTATTGGCTTGGAGGCTCACCCAGGATTTCCTTCCCCGCATAATTAGTGCCCGCATTTCACGGGCGAGTTGTGTTGTTACCGTCACCAACGTTTGGCTGTCTATCTGTACCTTCTCTGGTACAGTCCAGATTGACGTTCCTATACAGCCTCTCACTTCTTGCTCGTCCAGTTGATCGCGACATGATTAGGGTATTAAACTGTCCTTTTGTAAACTATCCTTAGGCCATCGTTCCCGTGCTAATCATTACCTGTGACCGAGCTTGCTCGGAAACCCGAGCTATTCGTACCAGTGGGGCTGTTTGAAGTCTCTTTCGAGGACTACCCACATCCACAAGTTTATCTCCAAGTGCTCTCAATTGAGCTATGGTACAAATTCTTTAAATTAGGGTGAGGCTTCCACTCACTCCCCAGACTGATATCCCCTGCGCCATAGCAGACTTATGGGGTCTTCTGGTCTGCCCGCAATACAAGACAGCTGTCGGGCGGATTGGCTGTCTCATCCAGTTTCTTTCTGAACTACGGGAATATCTGGTTTCCCGTTGACACCTAGAACTTTTTTAAGATCCTAAGCCGTCACTATATGCCTAAGGGGACATTCTTTTGTGTTGGGGACTCGAACCCCATACTGGTATAGTTTGACTGGGTGCTATCCAGCTTCTCCCCTATACGTTCACGTTACTAAAGACTTAACCTACTAAGCGGGGCTGTACAACCCCTCGCGGGAACTTTAGGCCGTAACGTACACAATTCTTTAAGCTGCTGGAGGAGCTATTGAGGCTTCTACAGGAGCAATTACTTGAGCTGGAGCTGCCACTATGACAGCGGGGGCAACAACTGGCGCTGCTGAAACAATAACTGCTGCTGGAAGAACGTCTTGATTCATCCCAAGGGCTTCTTCCAAATACTTCTTAATTATACCGGGAGCTAGTTTAGCTACGATATAAGCCTTAATCTTGTCTAATATCATGCTCTTGAAGAACATACCCAATAAAAAGGCATACAAGAATAGCATTGGTTCCGATAAAATAAAATCTAACATTTTAATGCCTCTGTTGTAATTGGTTGCGGGGATACGAATTGCACGTATGACCTAGAGATTATGAGTCTCCCGTTCTACTACTGAACTACCCCGCGAAAAGGGTGCGAGAATTGCACGAACATTGCTGGAACGTACAACTCCCACATAGTGTAGACTTCAATGACTCTGTCAGGAGGGGGTGTTACGTGATCTAAAAGTCCACTTTTGTAACACGACAAATTTGAGCGTCTACAATTTAAGTTTACCACAGTTATACACCCTTGTCAAGTACTTTGCTGGGACGACCTTTAATGCCTGTTTTATCTACTCCCTGTAAAGCACGATATATTGTGCTTTCAGCCATATTATAATCCTCCATAAGCTGTTCTTTTGTCTTTCCTGCCAAATAATCCTTTACAATGCTGAACTGTTGCCCATTAAACGCAATTACAGGGGCATAGGTGCCATTTAAAATCTTTCGTATAGTACCACTACCAACATTATACATCGTGGCTAGAACATCAATAGGAATGCCTTCTAACTCATGTTGATTAATAATGTTATCCTCTTCCTCTAGAATTGTCTGGTAGGTGTAGCGCTTTGTCACCTCTTTTGCTAGTAATTTCTTTCTCACTATCATTTCAAGCATGGTGTCTGCATCCAACCCAAGCAAGAAACAATGGTATTTAAAGGCGTGGCCTGTAAAATACAGCATATCGTTTAAATCTGCTGCACTCTGCATAATGCCAATGATAAGGCGAAGCTCTGGAAGAGCACCATCACCATTGCTGCTATATAACACCTGCTCTATAGCATCCTGAGCACTGTGCCTACAGAATGATGTGATCTCTTCTTGCTCTTCAATTCTGTCTATTGTATACATATCTTGTTTATACATGTTGCTCTCCTTTTAAAGCATCTAAAATATTAGTAATTGCTTCCAAGTATCCAATAGCGTGCATTTTCCCAGGTCTTGGACAAATAGCATACATGGGAGGTTCAAAGTTATTTATCATCTCCTGTACTATGCCCACTTGTTCCTCAAGTTCTGTTCGTAACTCTTGTATAGTTATCATAATGTTTCTTCTGTTGTGTAATGTTATTATATCGTAAAACATTACACGTGTAAACAATTATTTTTATATTTGTTGGTAATTAATGTTTTCTTGACACGGAGGTTTATATATGCTACAATAATTTTAATCCGCCGTGACACCCACCACTTAGGGTGGCACGTGTAGTTGACCTACTTAGGGAGTATAATTATGTATATGGCAGATATAGAGCATTACCCAGACTACAAAATAGATGAATATGGTTGTGTTGATTCTTACAGGAAGGGGTATAAGAGGATAAAACCCCAAATGAGTCATGATGGATATTTAAGAATTGATTTGCGTAATGATACTAATGGCTGTAGAAGATATTTTGTTCATAGGTTAGTGGCTAAAACGTTTATGCCTTACTTTGATAAGGATATGCAGGTGAATCACATAGATGGTGATAGATTAAATAATCATATTAGTAATTTAGAACTAACTACTGGCAATGATAACAAGAAACATGCTAGAATACTAAGGCAAACACCAATAGAAAACAGAATGAGTAAATTACAGGAAGCTAAGAAGTTACAGGAAGAGATTGGTGGAACTATAACTGATTGTTTAAAATGGTTGGGCTAATTATGAAAGGTAGAGATAGAAGAGGGAACACAGAAGAAGAGATAATGGATTTATTCTTTGTCTGGCTCGACAAGAAGGCACCCCCAGTGCCTTTGTTTGACGAATTGCCAGTGAAGACATTCAGTGACTTAGTGGTCTATCATATTAGTCCTCTTGATGTTGATAATCATTTTTATGTTGATGAAGTGTTTGCATTGTGGACTGAGAAAGTGTACAATAAATAAAACACTAGGAGAACTAAGATGATAACAACACAGAGAGAGCTAGAGTTTGCCACACAGCAAGCTGATATATTGAGGGGTGCTATAGCCCTCCACGAAAAGACACAGCCCGTTAATGAAAGCAGTCTAAAGGCGTTTGCTAAGGCCTTGCATATGCTTAGTGAGATTGAGGCTGCTATATGCCTATATTCAATCAGAAAGGAGAATCTAAAATGAACTCCGACGAAAAGAAAGTTATAGAAGCTATTAGGAATAATCCCCACCAGCTTGTAGTTTCTGGTAAGGGGTCTATTTCTAGTGTAGCAGAGAAACGTTATAGTTTCTGGCTTGATACAGTGTTTGCTAGAATTGTATCACCTATTAGGGAGCAATAAGCATGAGAGAAATTAAATTTAGGGTGTGGGATAAAGATAATAATTATATGAATTTGGATCCTAGTTTTGACTACATTGGCCATCAAATTTATATTTCCATGACGCATTATACTGTTATGCAGTATACAGGACTTAGAGATAAGAATGGAAAAGAGATATATGAGGGTGATGTACTAAAAGATACTTATGACACATTAACTAGAGTGGTTTGGTGGCCTAATGGTTGCTGGGCACTTGAAGACGGTGAGTGTTATATGGACGGATGGAGCTATGCGTTTAATCTTGATGCAGATGTCGCGGGTAAAATAATTGTTGGTAACATTTATGAAAATCCTGAATTAGTGGAGAAGACATCATGAAACCTTTTGCTTCTTGGGTGGGAGACATGGAAGGAAAGATATTAGACGCTAGTCATATAGGGCCTCATACCAATGAGGCTCCTGTTATTGTCCCTAAGGAGCCTAAGGCTTGGCCATTTGTAGAGAACACGGAGAGCTGGACGCCAGAGCGGGAAGCTACCTATGAGAAGTGGATGAAAAGGCACGAGGATTTTGAGTATTAATCCACTCAAAACAACATTGAATATTAATAGGGGATGTTATGAAGAAATACTTTTCGGGTAACCAATCACTAGTGCTATATACAAAGGCTACTAGCCTATTAACTAACCTAATAAAGATTGATGAAGAATCCACTACAGATGATAGAACAGCTTGTGCTAAGTATCTTGCCTATGTACTACAGAGCTTCTATGACGATGGCTACTATGATGGACTAGAAACAGTTACTAAACATTATAAATAAACAAAGGCCACAATTAAGTGGCCTTTTTAATTATCTTCCATTGTTAATCTCCTATGCTCATATTGTCCCTAACCTTTAGTTGCCATTGTCTTATGCTTTTCATTCTTAGCACAGTAAGACCTGTTTTGTAATTATATGTGTGCCTGAATAACAGCTCTCCAATTGCAATCCCACCACCAATGACTAGGGCTACAAACACAGCCCCGTGGGTTATTGTAATCCCGTGAGCTAATATGTTGCTAGTTACCTCAGCGAGGTCGGCTAATATAGCCACCGTTGCTCCAAATAGAGTTACTTCTACCCTCTCTTTCAACGCACTATAATGTGCTCTATATACTGTTGTCATGGCTTTTCTCCCTGTGGCACTTTCCTTTTATTATTCCAACTCGCCCGAGTTGTCAGCTATTCCTTTACAGCTTATTTAATAGGTGTATGAGGTCTTCGCATTTGAAGGTTAAGCGTTCAACACCTTAGGTTTTAGGCTCTCCTCCATCATTTGTACCTCTCCCCCACCCACATTTACTGCTCTAGTTTTCGTTAAGGGGGGAATGGGATCCGGGTTGTCCGGTTCCCAGCCTCACTGTTACCAGAGTTGCTCTCTCCCCGTTACTTTGAGAGGTAGGTGGTCATCCTCTCGGATGCTTTCCTGTCCTCTCATTTATAGTATCTCATACTATTGCTAAGAGCACAAGTATTATTTGAATTATTTTTAAAAATTGTTTACATTAAGTTCATTTTCTATGTATTTTGATTATTATTACTACTCATTATAATATCTATATAAACCATAATGTACATGATATCTATACAAATCAATAGAAAGCTAGCAGGCATTGCGTGGCTTTCGCCTTGGCCAAACTAGCTTTCGGGTACGAAAGTAAGCCCTTCGTTACTCTCAGGGCCTCTAGCAAGGGGTTGGGTAACAAGCCCTGCCGGAATATCGGCTATCTCTTGAACTTAGGCCCATTTTTTGAGGATTTTATATGTGGCCTTGGGCACAACCACCTCCGCTATAGCTCGGGGGGTGTACCCCTATACACCCTTAAGGGGCTATTTACACAACGAAGTGTGTTATATAGCTTAATATGTTAGTGTGTTATGCATAACACGAAGTGTGTGCATGTTACACATAAAGGTTGTTTTCTGACGACACGTATAGTGGAGTGCCCCTATCATTCTGCTATCCTAGCATCACTCAATAAGAGCTTGTTATAGCTATAGCCATGTACAATTAACATGCTATGTTAACATGGCTAGATGTATGATTGTATTATAGTATTCATTGCTAACGCACTACACAATAGTGTAGCCTGATTCATACTATTGAGTGTATATAGTGACATTATATATGTATATGTGTGTCACAATACAGACACAAAGCGTCACAATACTGACGCAATACTACCGTATATAAGTGTGTATGTGTTGGTATAACGCTGATTTCGGCGTTTAAAAGTGGGTATAATCGTACCCATAATTGTGTATTATAAAGTGTGCTATAGCACACATAACATAGCTTAATGCATAGTGCAGCATACATTGCGGCGAATAGAACGTGGTAATCACCGCATAACAAAAAGCCTCAATTAAGAGGCTAAGTGTATAATGACTAGTGGGTTAACATCTTACTGTGTCACTACTGTTCTTTTTTATTCCACTTCCTGTATTTGAACCTTTGTAGCTAGTGAGTTGGGCACCCTGCCTTTCAAGTTACTTCATCTTGATTCTCTCGCGGCCATTCACTTGTTGCCGCCTTCTTGGAACCTATTTGCCGATTCCTTCCACTTAGCTATTGTTTCTATGTCCTTCGTCGTTTTGGTAGTTAAGAGAGGTAGTAGGGGTTTTCTACTTGTGGTTTAAGCGGTTGTTTCCTTAGGCTCTCCACTTTCTTAAATCTTTCTTCTTCTCTCACTTTAATTATACGGCATGTAGTATGCATATGCAAGTCTTTTACTGACAATATGTGATAATTTACACATTATTTACAATATATGTCTTGCCTATATGTATATTTGAAATAGTAGCATCACACACACTATCATCATCATAAAATTCCACTGTATCATCTAGTCTTTCATCCTTTGATGTATTTTCCCTATCCTTACGATAGTGATACATATCTTGATAAGTAAATTCACTCATGATACTACTCCTTATAATGTGTTTATTGTAGCCCTCCTTAGAGGGCTAGGTAAACGCACTACCTAACGAATTCTATACCCTATATAATGTATGATGAAGCATTTGATTGAGTCTGTCAAGCACTATTTTCTTTTCTTCTTCATCTAGTCCAATAAAATGTTGATCTTCATTCAATGCTTCACTAATATCTTCATCCACCTGCTCTGTTACACTCTTTTCATTAATGTTCATGATTATTTACTCCTTTGTTATATCTCTTATATTAATGATAGACTACGTTTGTTATTATTTCAAGTGGTAATTGCACATTTATTAAATCATCTTCTTCTTGTTGTACATCCTTTGTATAATCTTCACTATAGTCTATTGTATGTTCCAGCCATTATAATTCCGTGATCCCTATTGTGTACATATTATATACTCCTTAATTAATATTTTTCTTTCTGTTAACATTGCTCTAATTTGTTCTACTTGTACTCTCAAGGCATCAATACTCTTTTGTTGTTCTTTTTGTTGCTTGAGATATAATTCTTCACATTGATATGTATACATTTCGTTCCCCTTATAAATAATTTCAATTTCCTATAATTGAAGTATAGCTCATACAAACAGGTATGCAAGGAACACAGGTGTAAAAGAAGTGTAAAGAAAAAGCCCCTAAAAAGGGGCCTGTTCATATTATCCTGTTGTTCACATTAAATGAACATGAGCATGTACACTCATAATTCGCATTTCGCGCATATGCTGCGCTTCCTCTTCATAACCCATATCATCCCCCCAAAAAACCTTGCCGGAAATTATCTGTTAATAAACCACGAGACAAACAATGACAGTGTAACAATCATAACAAACATAACTATTACAGTACCCATTATAGCACCTCACATGTGTTGTGGTTAATCATTACACACGTTAATGTACTACCATCTTTATTAACCACTGTAACCAGTTCCCCACTACGTACAATTGGGGGGAACACTGTACATAATATTATAACTATTATTATTGGTAATAATAACAACCAGTTATCTGACATCTTTAGACCCTCCACGAACTGTATGAATTGCTAAAAGAATGGTAATTGCAATAATTAAAAGATATGCTAACATAAGAATTCTCCTAAAAGTTCCATAGTTTTTCTTCACGAAGTTCACAATACCTACAGCTCACCGGACTTTTCTGTGGAGCTTTATTATGAACTAATTTTAATTCTGGCAATTGGTTCGCCGGTTGAGCTAGTTTCTTTTGTAGTTTCATTTTATATACTCCAAAGCGTTAACTTCATAAGCGTGACTATGCATTTCTCTACCATATATGTCTGCTGTTGTTATTGTAACATTTCCATGCATGGAATACAAGCCTGTTGTGAATAGTTTAGCTTCATTAGCACGTCGATGTGTCAAACCGTCAACAACTTGGCCACCTGCATGATTCCACCCAGCAAAATGTGACGCAACTTCTTCTTTACTAGCACCGCTATTTAAAATCTGGGTTAACGTAGCCTTATCAATTGCCCCAGTGTTGAAGTCAAATGATACAAGAGCGTCAAACTGTGCTTGTGTAACCGGTACATGTACAGCAGAGTTTACACGAGCAACATACTTACCAATCTTTGCCTGAAACAACTCAAAACAATACTCAATGGAGCTATCAACACCGCGTGGCATTAATGCAGGATTAGGTATTCCATCAAATGCTGTATGCCCAATACCAAATGTCCAAACTCTTGGGTCAAGATATGGAGCAGTGCAACACCCCTCATAACCAGCAATCTCAGCTAGGCCAGATTTACTAATATTCATTGCGCCAATCTGTTCCGCCACTGATGGAGGCATTATAGCTGGCGGAACAACAATTTCTGGCACAACTACAGGTGCCTTTTGGTTAAATATACCCTTTAGAATGTCTGATAGTGTCATTTTATATAACTCCATTGATATGTAAATATATGTTCATTACAAAGTTTAATATTGTAGCAATTGCACCAATTATAAATAGATATTTCATGTTAGTGTATCCTACATGTTAAGTCATAATACTGGAAATTATTAATTCTTTCATCTTCTGTTAATAATTCCTCCATAATCAATGAATCTATTCTATATCTCATTTCATCTATAAGCTGCATATGATTGTATGCAAATTCTGTTGACTTATTTAACAATTCTTTTCTATATGCTGCCATATCATGTTTATATTGTATTAGTTCTGTTGGTGTTAATTGCTGTATCTCTGATAATAGTTTTAATTTCATATTTGCCCTTGGTCAGTATATATGGCGGCTACGTATAAACGCCGCCATGCTGTGTGGTTATGTGACACACAGAGTATAAAGTAGTGCTTTTGATCCACGTTAGTGAGCTTTGTTTAAACATAATGATTTAAGTATAGCATATTTTTAAAATAAATCAATAGTCTTTGTTGGGGGTATTAAATTGTCACTAATTAACATATAGTTAGTGACAATATTGTCAGCGTAAGGCATTGCCCACCCCTTGCTGAGATGTTATACTGTGTATACAGTGTTTGCAAGGAGATATAAATGTCCCACTACGACGATGAATACGAGAAAGCTACAAAAGCAACAAAGAATTTAAGAGCAAAACTAGTGAAAGACGGTAGATTAGATGACAACTATAGAGTTCCTGTTCATGATTCGTCAAAGTTATTTAATGAAGATAAGGATTGTATACATAATTTTCAACTTTCACAAAGTTTTTATGCCTGGCAAGAGCCTCAATACAGATGTAAAAAATGTGGCGTTGTTGAAGAGGATAAATCTGAGAAGTTGTTTGCTATTGACCCAACTGAAAAGAATGTCATGGTAGGTGAAAAATGTGGGGACAATAAAGAATTCCCTAAAGTTGTTCCTTTTGGTGACGGCATGGGTGCAGTGTACACTAAATTTGATTCTGGTGCACAAAAAGATGTTACCGGAAAACCAAGGTTTGATTTAATTCCCCCGGAAGCGATGAAAGCATTAGCGGAAGTATACTCTCTTGGTTGTGCCAAGTACCAAGATCGTAATTGGGAGAAGGGTATACCATTTAGCGTTGCTCTAGGGGCTTTAAAACGCCATTTAAACGCATTTGAAATGGGTGATATGATTAATACAGCTGATGGGAATATAGAACACATCGCCCACGTAATGTGGTGGGCGGTAGCCTTGACAACATTTGTAAGAAGAGGTAGACTAGACCTTAATGATCTTCCACACTATAATGAATTAAAAGGAGAATAACATGCATTATATATTAATTTTTACATTAAGTGCGGTTTTAAATGGCACAACATTATCCCAAACACATGTTAGTGATAAAGTATTCGATAATATAAATTTATGTCACACGGCTGTTAAAATGGTATTGGCTGGATCAGACAAAGATGTACACATTGATAATGCCTTTTGTGTAGAGATTAAATAATGAACTATAATAAAATGTGGGGTGAAATAGAATCAACATTCTATGAAATGGCCTCTGATAAATACAACGAAGACCTTCCAGAGCTTAGGCTATTCTGTGCCATGATTGTAGAGGCAGGAAAAGAAGACGATATAGAGTATTTCTATAGTGATGAGTTTGAAACACACTCTAGACTACTACGTCTTAGCTCTGCATTCATATTCAGAATTATTAAGAAAGCATGGAATGTTGTTAAAGATGGTAAGGAGTGGCAGTTAACAATACCATTAGAGGAGGATGACTAATGAGTATGTTATTGAGTATGGGGTCGTGCCCTTTTTGTAAGGGCGGAGTTAGAACCCCCTGTTTTGCAACCTACTCAAATGGCTACAATTGCTTCACTTGCGGTAAGAAGAAAGTGGAAAGCAATGAGGCTAAAGCGTGGAAGCCATTAAGTCAAAACACATATAAGAACATGCAATTACCACAACTCACTAATAATATTAGTCAATTTAGTTTAGAAGTTCTACAATGGCTCTATAAATACTACGTATTTGATGATTTAATCAAGAAATATAAAATAGCATATGTCCCCGAAGTCAACAGCTTAGTACTTCCAGTGTTTGAGGGTGAGAAATTAATTAGTTATCAACAAAGAAGTTTCCCAAAGAAGGGATTTATTACAAATGGAGACAAAACGTCACCATTTCTTATTAAATGTACCGCCGGACAAGAAAACACAGTGTATTTAGTAGAAGATTACATAAGTGCTATAAGATTAGGTGAGCACGTCAACGTTATATGTTTATTCGGCGTACATATCAGCCTTGTCATGCTTAAATTTATTGAAAATATCGACATGAACGTTAAAATATGGCTTGATCCCGATGCTCCGGGAATAAAAGCGTCAGAAGACCTACTTGCTAGAGTGACCAAAAGCATGTTATACTGTGCAAAATACCGAGCGTTCGCTGTGAGAGAGCCCAAAACTGTTGAGGTGATATATACACCTAAACAACCTAAAGACTACTGTGATGCAGAATTAAAAGAGATTCTGAATTCGCGAATTGAGAAGTAGGGGTGTTTGCTGTTCGGGAACACAATTAAGTCGTTGATTATACAGGAGAAAAGGAGTATTTAGATAAACATAATTAACATTATAGGAGAACTAAAGAGTGCAAATAGTTAAAGGTATAGGGATTATCATCCCTTTGTGTTTCTCACTTGCAGTGGGAAGTTATGGCTATAATCAGTTGGTTATAGAGAAGAAAGTAAAAGTAGCATATACAGAGCAACAAGTGGTACAGATTTACGAGCGTTTAGCACGTAATTCTGGAGAACAGGGCTTTCCAGCATTAACAATATTGGATTCTCCGGTAATAAATGCGTGGACAGATGGCATAAACATCACTATTACAACAGGAATACTAAAAGTGTTCCAGAATGATGATGAATTAGCCTTGGTATTAGCTCATGAAATGGGTCATTATATGAATCACGACCCACAAAGGGGTTATGGGGACATAACATCTAATGATACAGAGGCTCATGCTGACAAGATGGGTGCTTATATCATGATGAGGGCTGGATTTGACGAATGTAAAGGGAAAGAGATTATGCACGTATTCAAGCATTTGTTTGGAGACACTGCAAATCCCATGGGACACCCAGACTTTGCATACAGATATGACCAGTTAGATCTGCCATTGTGCCATAAGTTATTTTAAGGGGAAAAAATGTCTACACACATTAACAAACGTTACCATTTTCTAAATGATGTGACGGGAAAAGATACAATTCTTGAGCTAGATTTAGGGGCACAGGAAGTAGCTGTGTTGATGTATGAGGGCACTGAGCAGGAATACCCTTACGTTGCTACATTAAAACCCGAGCACAACACAACTCTGTTGATGTCTGTGCTTGATCTATTCACGCAGGGATGTGGTATTAAGCACGTAGAATACGTAACTATTCAAGAGTAGTATATATAAATCTCTGGGAGGGGACAATGACAGTTATACAACCAAAGGATATAATTTTAGAGACAGCGCTGCTCTCAGCTATGTCTCATAGGCAGAATTTCACGTTATACGTGAATTCTGTCGATCATAATAGAGTGCTGCCTACCACTAAGCTGCTGCTTGCTGACTATGCGAGGTACTTCGAGCTGTACAAAGAGCATGATACTGTCGATTTTGGACAGTTTCAAACACAATTCACACAGAATTGGCACAATAAAGACCTTGATGTTCTTGATATTGAGTATTACAGGGATTATGTGTTCCCAGCAATTTCCAAAGTGGAAAGTGGAAACTCAGAAGAATGCCTATTGGGGCTTATGCACAAGCAAACTGCCGAGGAACTCTCGGAAGTTGCCAATAATAAGTTTGATGTTACCAAACTTCGGGAGATATTAGCAAAATATGAAGAAAGGGAACAATTAATATTCTTAGATAATGATAAAGAGGCTATTACAGCCGAAAATGTAGACTTGGAAGTGTTAGATAAAAACCAAGGCATCCCGTATTTCTTACCATCTTTACAAGAAAGTATGGGAGGTATTATCCAGGGTCAGTTTGTTGTCGTAAGTGCGGATAGCAACACGGGGAAGTCGGCGTTTGTGATTAGCCAAGCCGTACACGCCTTCCAACATGGGTTAGCTGGCCCTATCCTTTATTTTAATTCAGAGGGTACACCCGGTGATATATATGCTAGATTCTGGAGTAATTTATACCGAGACAGTATTATTGCAGGAACTGAAGAAATTGTTAGGCAGCGTAATGACATACGAGAACAATTTAAACAGTCATACGACACTAATAAGTTGGTGGTATTTCAAATATATGGCAAGAATATTGCTTATATTAGGAGTAAACTTAAGAAATATAAACCGTCCCTTGTTATCATTGACATGCTCGACACTCTTGCGGATGTTGAAGATCCTATAACATTAAAGAAACTTTATGATAATATACGTGGACTTTCATTAGAATACTGTGCTATCATAGGTACTACACAGTCAGGAAACACGGAGTATTTTAATAAAGAAGATGGGAGTTACAAGACAAAGAGGTTTTTAACAGATAAGGACGTGTTAGGTTGTAAAGCAAAGAGTGCTAGTGCTGAGACAATGATTGCTATTGGTAGGGATGCTAACAACCCTCTCTTGAGGTTTATAAGCACACCAAAGACTAAGCGCGGAGCACCTGTCACTGTTACATGCCAGATTGATACGAAGTATTCGCTTTATAAAGAAATTACTTTCTAGGGGGCATTATGATAGAACTTAAAGACACTACAGAATCACCAATTAAGGACTTCTTAAACATTGAAGTGGGTGAAGTTTTTAGATGGCATAATGGGAGAACATACATTAAGATATCAGAGAGTAATGCTGCCCTAATGTTAGAAGATGATGATTTGGAAGATATGAAAGAAGTGATTCCACTACATTAAGGGGTTAATATGACTAATTTTTGTGTTATCGATCTTGAGGTGTGTTATGAAATATATGGGTTCTAAAAGACTTTTAGCTAAACACATATTGCCTATCATCTTAAAAGATAGGCAAGAGGGACAATGGTATGTAGAGCCTTTCTGTGGAGGCTGTAACACTCTTTCAGAGGTTACAGGCAATAGAATAGGGGCCGATAGTCATAGATACCTTATAGGGATGTGGGATGCAGTCTCAGTCAGAGGCTGGTTGCCTCCTGAAGAAGTTACAGAGGTAACATATCATGTATTAAAGAATCTATCAAAAGGTGGATTGTACGGCCCTGAATGTAACGCAACTATTGGCTATGTCGGATTTACACATACGTTTGGCAGTCAATGGATGCGCGGCTGGGCAAAAAACACTAGGGGAGATAATTATTCAAGACAAGCATATAACAGTGCTGTTAAACAGTTTCCTAAATTACGTGGAGTTATATTTAAACACAGCCATTATGCAGATCTAAAAATACCAGAGAACAGTATCATATACTGTGACCCGCCGTATGCTGGTACAGAGAAATACAGAAAAATGCCGTTTAGTCACTCTCAATTCTGGGAGCAATGTAGTAATTGGGTGTTTGATGGACACAAAGTATTTGTTAGTGAATATAATGCCCCTAGTGATTGGGTTTGTGTGTGGAGTAAAGAGGTTAATTGTAACGTTAATAATAAAACAACCGGACCTTCAAAACCCGTAGAAAAACTATTTGTTCATAGGAGTCAGGTATGAGTTTCTCAAAAGACTTCCCAAAGTGTTCTACATGTGGGTCTGAAATGTATGAGGGTTCACCATACTATTATTTCTGTTTGGCTAATGGTTCTCACATAGGCAAACCTATCCACCGTTTGTTATGTGAGAAAACGTAAACTATGGAGCCGTATACTATGACAAGATTTATGGTTTTTGATTGTGAAACAAGTATAAGCTCTGGCCCCCACGGGCCAGCGGCTAAAGAAACACAAAATGATTTCTACACAGTAATTTGTGGCGATACCCCACAGAATGTGCAAGTTATGCACGAAGTAGGTGGATATAATCGTCAATTACCACCTCAAGCAGTAAAAATGCTCGATCATGCAGATGTTATTGTGGGGCACAACCTTCCGTTTGATCTCTCATACATTTATAAGATGCGAGAATTTACAGCGTTTCTTAAACGTGGTGGACAGGCTTGGGATACTCAAATTGCAGAATATCTTATGTCAGGTCAACGACATAGCTTCGCTTCCTTATCAGAGCTACAAGAGATTTACTTAGGGCGAAAGATTAAAGAAAGTAGGATCAGTTCGCTTTTCAAGCGAGGTATCGGGGCAGACTTAATAGTGTCTGCGCGGACACGATGTAAACGCGTATTTGCCTTGTATGAGAAGTATGCCTTGTCAGATGGTGTAACCACAATGCAGGTGTTTCAGAAACAATATGCCTTAGCAAAGCAAATGGGAATGTTAGATGTGATAAAAACATACAATAATTATATGCTATGTTTATTGATTGTAGAAAACACTGGTATTCCTGTGGACATGGTGAACTGTGAGAAGACATTACGTGACTTCAAGCTTAAAGCATTGACATATCTTGCAGAGGCAACAGCTATTGTAACGCCAATGTGGGACGATAGACTTCACCCATTCAGTGTAAATAGCAACAAAGACAAGAGTGCTATTCTTTTTGGTGGGGAATACATCATTAAGAAGAAAGTATGGGATGGTATGTATAAGAATGGGAATCCAAAGTATAAACGTGTTGATGAAATCATACCCATAAAGGGGTTTAACGTACCCACTCACATAACAACCGAAGGAGCCAAATTGGGACAATTTGCAACTGGCGCAGACATTGTTGAGAAGATATATCAAACCTCTAAGAACCCTACCCTTATAAGGTACTGTGAACTGCAACGCCTTGCTATGACATACAACAAGATGTGCTCTACATACCTTGAGCCATTCTTAAAGTTGTCAATAGACGGACTTTTGTATCCAAACTTTAACAATACGTTGACAATCACATCACGCTTGTCAAGCTCAAAGCCTAATTTACAGAACGTTCCCAGCAAAGGTGGTATGTTATTACCAATTCAAGGGCAATTGGTAGCACCAAAGGGCTGGACATGTGTTAGTGCAGATTATAGTCAGCTAGAGATATACATTAGTGCCTATTTGGCCAATGACCCACAGCTAACAGATGACCTGCTAGCTGGTATTTGTTTCCATTGTAAAAGGTTGTCTTATGCTAAAGAGTATGCCGAGGGAAAACCCTATGCTGAGATATATAAATTAGCTAAGGTTGATAAAGTGCCATTATGGGATGAAAAGAGAACAAAGGCTAAAACAATCTCATATCAAAAGGCATATGGTGCAAGTCCAAGGAGTTTAGCACTCACTACCGGCTTGCCAGAAGAGGTCATAAAAGAAATCTTTGTTCAGGAGGATTTAGAATACCCGCAAGTGGCATTGTTTAATAAGAGTGTTATTGATCAGGTGAACGCCAGCAAAAAACCTTCGCTAGCCATCAACATCCCCGGAGCTAAAAAGCGTGGTGGGAAAGACAGTAAGAAGTTTATAGCAGGGATGGAACTATTACCAATTATAGACAATTCTGGTAACATTACATTTGATAATGGGGAGTATAGAAATGTTGGCTTTTATAGGGCAGTTACAGGCAAACGTTATAGTTTCGAGGAAGTGGGCAGACTCGACTTCAGAGGAAATCTTAAGAGAGGATTTAGCACGACCCAAACAAAAAACTATCACATCCAAGGAACTGCTAGTGATGTGCAGGCAACTTCTTCAGCCGCTTTAATACCACTACTCCTAAAGAACCCAGACAAGATTAAGATGGTGAACGAAATACATGATAGTAAGTGGTTTTTGGTTAAGAATGAGTTTTTAACTCGCATGATACCTATCATTTGTGAGATTATGGAGAATGTACCAAAGAACTTTAAGGAGCAATTAAAGGTTGATATGCCATTTAGAATTCCAGTAGATTTCAAAGTTGGGATTAATTTCGCTGAACTGATTGAATATAAATTGTCAGAGGAACCCCTTGTGGCGAGTTGTGACATGACGTATAATAGTAAATAGTAGTATAACTGAGGAGAGGAAAGCATGGCAGATATTAAGGACGGAACAGAGAGTAAACAAAAGGCGGAATATGTTTCACATTCAATTATTAAACGTGGAGGTTCTGACTACATACAGTTAGTATACAAGCGAATGGACGGTGATGCTCCCGGAACTGAAAACACAACAGGTGCATTTGTCTCTGCACTGGATGAAGCTAGTAAGACGGTAATTAAAGCTGGTGGTACATTCGTTGTTGTTAAAGTTAAACAAGGGAACTTTTGGAATCTCTCAAAGGTTGAGAACATTAGTACATATGTAGAGAAAGCACCAAGCACATATCAAAAAAAGTCGTACGGCGGTGGTACGGGCACTTCAGCGGGTTCAACATATAATACAGCAGGTATTAAAACGGGCGCCGTTCTTCATGATGCATGTGCATTAGTTGGTGTTGGTGGTACCATAGCAGCAGTTAAGAAAGTTGCAGAAGAACTGTTGCATCTTAGCTATGAGTTAGAGGCTAATATAACAGCGGGTAAATACACGCCCACAACAGCAACTAAGACTACAGCACCTGTCGCTAAGAGAGCAACGCCAGTTGTTGAAGACACAAGCCTTGATAACATAGACTACTAATGTCTACAAAAAGGTATATTTCTGCAAAATATATGATTCTCGCTAAAACCATAAAGCAGCCCTCTGGCTGCTGGTTTTGGCAAGGTTCATTAAATACCGGGTATGGAGAAGTACATAAAAATTATTGGGGTAAGTTTTATGGGGTTACTAGAGCACACCAGTTATCCTATATAGTTTATAATGGTAATTATGATAGGGATTTATTAATATTACATAGTTGTAATAATAAACAGTGTGTTAATCCAAAACATTTGAGATGTGGTACACATAAAGATAATGCGCAGGATTATATGAATACAGGTAAATTTATTTCATATTTTAGTACTAGTAAATGGAATCATAACGAAATGTGTGTTAAGGGTGAGGATGTTGGAACATCCAAACTTACTGAAACACAAATATTTGAGATAAGGGAATTATTAAAAGCTGGTAATTTACTACAGCGAGAAATAGGTGCTCTATATGGTGTTCATCAAGTAACCATAAGCAAGCTAAAACACAACCTACGTTGGAGACATGTATAATGGCACATTGGTACTCAAAAGAAGGTGAGACAGCTTACGAGGTTATGGGCACGAATGGTAAAATGCGTGACACTACACTGAGGGATGCTAAAAAGTATGGGTATAGCCCGAGTGTGACTACAATTTTAGGAATTGTAAATAAAGAAGCGCTGAACATTTGGAAAATGAACCAATTATTTGATGCTATGGTGGCTAGCCCGCCCAAAAAGTTTAAGGATGATGGAGCAAAGGCCAGCTATAAACGGATGGTAATGGCGGAAAGTGCGCGGAAAGGCAGAGAAGCTGCGGACAGAGGTACAGAAATACATGACGCATTAGATAAATACATCAAGGATGGTGTTATAGTAGAAGGTATGGATCAATTTGTGTCTCCAGTGATTCAACTTCTCCTTTCCAGATTTGGGAATGTAGAATGGATACCAGAAATGTCCTTTACACATCCAGATAGATTTGGTGGTAAGTGCGACTTACACGCCAAGCCCTGTGAAGCATTCCCCAATGGCGTTATTCTTGACTTCAAGACAAAGGCAACAGAGAACTTTAAAGGCGTGAAAGCATATCAGGAAAACTGTTTACAGTTGGTGGCCTATAGACTTGGATTTAATTTACCTAAGGCTGAATGTTTCAACCTGTTCATCTCTACACACACCACCGGGGATATGATGCTCCATATGTGGAAAGAAGAGGACTGTAAGAAATCAGAAGTCATGTTTTATCATTTGTTGCGTTACTGGCAATTAAATAATAATTTAGTTGCATAATAATTAAAACTATATTATAATAAAAACAAGTGATAAATAAACTGGGTAACTAAGGGGAACATCATGAAGAGCTTACACGCCAAGAACAACAAGGCAACTTTTGCAGAACTGTCTAAGCTCGTTATTGGGCATAACCATGCTAAGAAGGTGCTCATTAACCTAGTTAACCGTTCCAAGCTTCGCTACTATCAAAAATGGGGTTTACTCGAAGCAGATGAAATTGTATCATTATCAAACTGTCTACTTATTGGTGATTCTGGTACTGGTAAGACACATTTAGTGGAGAGCCTTGCAAAGGTGATGATGTTCCCATTGTTGAAGATTGATGCTACAGAATTAAACCCTACAGGGGCTAGTGGTGGTATTAAGAAGAAAGATCTTATAACTAAGGTTATAACCCTTGTAAAAGAGCTTTTAGCAGATGAGGACGATAAAGAAAAAGCAAATCCCGGTTACAAAAGTCCCTACTTGTCATTTGACGGCACGTTAGATCAAGTGGTGGTGTTTGTGGATGAGGTGGACAAACTGGGTCAACGTATAGGCAGTGATTGGAATGAACACGTACAGGCTAACTTCCTAACATTGTTTGAGAACAAGGGGGAATTGTCGGGCGTAACATTTATATTTGCCGGAGCATTCACAGGACTTGATAAGCACAGTAAAGAAAAGCCTAAGCAGATAGGGTTTACGCACCATAGACACGATGATGTAATGGAAGCGGGAGATCTATCACAAAAGATTATTAAGTTCGGTATGATTCCTGAGCTTGTTGGTCGTATGCATAACATTGTATTGCTAGACGAGCTGAAAGAACAGGAATATAAAACCATACTGTTACGTACTATATTACCGCGCGTTAGAAAGAGCTTAAGAGCCTTTGGTATTGAACACTTCAAATTATCCGAAGTACAGATTAAGAAACTCATTGTAGATGCTATGAAGAGTGGTTTAGGAGTTAGGGCACTAGAGACTGGAGTTAACAAACTATTAGTTGATGTTGAATTTAATCCTGATTCTCATTTGGGGGAGAGCAAACATGAATAACATTCCTGATTTCGATGACATGGCAATAGAGCTTATATATCACTCACCATTTAAAGCTAAACTAATGATAGCTAATGAGGTGAGCAAAGCACTGCATAAAGTCTTTACACTAGGTCGGGAGTATGCAGAAACTGAGTGGTGCAGAGCATTAGAGGCAGATAAACACTTTCAGGCGAGCCCATTGTTACATGTAGGCGGAGATGCTACAATAGATAAAGCAACAGAGGAGTACACCTAATGGACGAATTTGATGATATGACTATACATATGCCAGGTAATAGTGCATCTTACAGTTCCATATTGAAAGAACTTACAGAGACAACATTATTAATTTTTGATGATCTAGCACCAAAGATGGTACCAGAAGAAGCGGCCAAGATGTGCACGCAGATGTTGAGTATGCTAAACATAGAGATACAGATACAATTGGCCTATCAGCAAGACCAGGTTAAAGAGATAATGAAAATGCAGGCAAAGGATAATATCAAGAGTGCTAATGTCATTCCACTTAAGGGGAAATAGTCATGGCTAAGGCGTGGGGTTTAAAACCTAGTAACGACGCACAAAAACTAGCTATCGCATACTTAACAGATGCCTCCATAGACTTAGTAATCCTTGAGGGGATTGCGGGATCAGGCAAGACATTGCTTGCTCTGTCTGCGGGCTTAGAACAAGTGATAGAACAAAAGCAATACAAGGAAATTATCTTTACACGTGCCCCTGTATCATTAGGGGATGACATGGGCTTCCTGCCCGGAGAGATTAACGACAAGATGTTGCCGTGGTGCGGAGCACTATTAGATAACCTTGAGTACTTAGCCGTAGATGAGGGAATGGCAGAACGTAGTATTAAACTTATGGCTATGCAGCATATGCGCGGCAGAAGCTTTAATAAGCGTTACATTATTGTGGATGAGGTTCAAAATATTACTCCACAGCAAATAAAGGTAATAATATCCCGTGCAGGGGATAACTGCAAAATAGTGGCTTTAGGGGATGTAACACAGATTGATAAACGTGGGCTAACTAAAGAGAACAATGGGTTAACATACCTGATTAATGCAATAGGCAAAGATGACAGTTTCATCAAGCATGTTAAGTTACCAGATTGTGAACGTAGTAGACTTTGCCGATGGGCTGGAGAATCATTATGATAGATTACAAAATTAGAATGTTTATGATAGCTGGAATCATTGTGCTGTCTAGTGCAATTATGTACGTTGGCACTTATGGCTTATAAGAAGCGGAAGGTAACAGAGCGTGATGGTAAGTTCTTCACTCCACGGGGTGTAGAGCTTACAAGGAATGCCCACACAATGACAGAGGCCCAATACTGGTCAATGATATTGTCAGCACTACGTGGAACAACCAGATTCTGGAAACCTTGCTTAATAGCCCTTGAAGCATCAAAGCGCAAGAGCGAGAGTTCTAACAAAAGATTAAAGTATGAATATATATGCGCGCACTGCTCTGGATGGTTTGCAAGGAAGCTGGTGCAAATTGATCACATTATACCGTGCGGGGGCATTAACGGATTAGACAAAGTGCTATCATGGATACTTTTAGCACATGTGGAGGAGGGGTTTCAAATCCTCTGCAAAGAGTGCCACAAGATTAAGACTAAGGAGGAGCGAGATGCAAAACCTAATTAATAACTGGCCAAAGCTGTCATTTATGATTATAGTTAAATTATATTGGATAGTAAGTTTCTCCTTCACTGTATTCGTTATTCAGAATAGTGTGCCAACAGTACGTCAGTGGGTGTTAGGGTCTATATTTACTATTGTCACTCTACCGTTGAATTACTATTTAACCTATAACTTCGCAGGAGCTAAAAATGCAAAGTAAAAGACGAAGTTTAATAGAAAGCACAACGAACACATTTGTAGGCACATGCATCGGCTTTGGCATATCCCAACTGTTTTGTTATGGGCAGGTGTTTATAAGTGAACACATCATAGCTGGGTTTTCTTGGAATGTTAGCGCCGAGAATAACTTAATTGTAACAATTGTACTAACAATAGTCAGCGTTACAAGGGGATATTTTGTGCGCAGAACATTTAATAGTATGCGGGAACGTAGAGAAGATGGATTAAGGAACATTGAGGAAATAAAATGAGCCGTAGCGTAATGCATACCCCTATTATCTCTTGGTGTGGTCATAAGTCCTGTAAGGGGTGGCGAACACAGGAGAATAGACGGTACAGAGCATACGCTAAGAACTTAATAAGGCACGAAAGGTATGACGATATACAAGACTTTTGTGGTAGATTTGGGAATGAATGGGATAGCCCACGAGACGGTAAATATTGGTACACAGCAGGTAAAGGGAAAAAGTGTAATACCCATATATGGTATTCATCTTACTTAACAGGGGTAAGGGGTATACTACCAACCTGTAAGGATGGAGACCACTGGAGCTGTGACATAGCCTATAAGAAACAAATGAGGAGATAACAGGATGTCAATATTTGAGCTACAATGCCCTAAATGTGAGAAAGTGACAGAGGTAATTACAAAGTATGAGGTGTACTCCACTACTAAGTACGTGTGTGATGGGTGTTCACTTGAATTGAATAAAATCGTATCAGTGGGCAACTTTATACTGAACGGTGGGGGATGGTACAGTTTTAATGGTGGAAAACGCAACCCGGGAGTGAAATAAAATGCCTAACAAAACAAAATGTAGCGCTAGTAGAAAGGCTTATTACGCACTTAGTGTCGATATAAGTGCAAAAAATGCCTCTAAGAGGTTGATTAAGCACTTAAAACATCACCCAAAGGATCTACAGTCAGTAAATCACGACATACCAAAATTTCCACATCTACTTAAGGGGAAAAAATGAAGGATTGTTTGGGGCTATTCTTCCTCGCACTGCCTAAGATATTATGGTGTAGTGTAGTGGTGGTGTTACTAGGTCTTAAGGGTACGGCTATAGTGTTCCTATTTGTTATCGCAACAGCGGGGTCATTTGTTTGTCGTATCATTGGCTATACGATTTTAAATTCTTGAGGGGTATTAAATGGCGCAGCCAAAAGTTTTGTTCTTTGATATAGAAACAAAGCCACTACAGGCGTGGTTATGGGGCCCGGGTAAACAATACGTTGGACATAAACAACTCGTAAAGGAGTATTCACAATATGGCATCATATGTATCACCTATTGTTGGAACGACGGCGGCCCAGTGCAATGCATCGATTGGGGATATGCGGAACAAGACACGGCATCTGTGGTGCGACAGTTCGATGAAATCATTAAACAAGCAGACCAAGTCATTGGCAAGAACTCAGACCGCTTTGATACTAAAATGATTAACGCATGTCGTATGTTTGCAGGACTTCCAGGTATGCCAGCATGGACTAAGTATACAGATGATCTTGAAAGGCAAATGCGTAGATACTTCCGTATGCCTTCTCAGAGCTTAGACTACATTTCACACCAACTTGGTTTGGGTGGTAAGATTAAAATGGAGTTTCAGGACTGGATTGATATCTGTGAGAAGAACAAGAATGGAGAGAAAGCTCTTGCTAAGATGATTAAGTATGGCAAGAAGGATACAGAGGACACCAGAACCTTATGGTACAAGCTATCTGAACACTTCGATAGTAAGTGGAACCAGAGTACTTATGAGAACGATGGTGAAATACATTGTAAGCATGAGGGTTGCGGTAGCCTTAATCTTAAAAAAGATGGCACTAGGCAAGCAGGGAATGTTACTTATCAGCAATACTTCTGTAATGACTGCCATAGGTATGCAGGTCGTAGAAGTCTTAGTCAAGTTCTTAAACTCGAAGGAAAGATTAAATAGGGGACATAAAATGATTACATATACTGATAGAGGTGGGGTCACTTGGTCTAGTTTTTCATCAGAGAACCATACTATCCTAGCACACCCATATGTATTTCTTGCTATAGAGTTTGGTAGTAGTAGGAATGGTGGGCATACAAGAGTGCTCGGTGTGTATACCTCGCGAGAAACAGCACAAGCTAAGATACGCAAAACTATGACACTTGAAAAGCATAATAAGCAATTTGACTATTATGGCATAATCAAGAAGACTATTGAGGGGAGGAGATTATAATGGGTAAATATACTTTCATGATGACACACGAAGATGGTACAATGTCTTCCGTTAGTGGGAATAAAGAGGGGATTACTGAGGTATTTGAGGATTTTGAACTATTCTTAGCGGGGGCTGGGTTTAGCCCCTCAAATATCGCTGATTTGAGCAGTTTATCATGTTCTGCTGTAAAATCGGACTCCGTACGAGGCGTTTGCGCCCCTAACACATACTAACTAGTGTCCTAGTGGCCCCTACTAGCTTAAAACGCTTCTAGGGGCTTTATTTTGCCTTTAAATCAGTATAGCAGGATTTACGAGATATTGACCCATTTGTGCTACAGGTACAGAGATTACAAATGCTCTGGTGTTGTCATAAACGTATGCTATGCCTGTTGGAGTACCTAAAACAGTTTCACTACCACCAGTTTCTTCATATAGTACAAATCCACCATTCACTGCGGTTACAATGCACCCTATTCTTGTTCCACCAAACTTGGCCCTCATTTCATATGTTCCGGGAGTAGACGAATACTTTGTTAGTATTGCTAGGTCTTGTGGTGTATATGTTCCGTCTGTGTTCTGTTCTATTTGTAATGTTATTGGGGATGGAGCTACTACAGAGGCGCAATATGCAATTACATAATACTGTATAAGCACTGAGTTTTGATATGTCAACCCATTAGCATAAGTTACAAAGCTGTCCATTTGGTATATTTGCACTGTTCCAGTATCATATGTATGACCAGTTGCTACTAAATATGGAGATGAATACACCACTGTTGATGGGAAGAAATTCCCACTACCATTGTTTGTTCCAGTAATAATGGTATATGCACTGGGGAAGGCGCCACCTGTTCCACCACCAGAGGTACTATTAATTGCCCATGTGGCAGCATTAGATAGGGTTTCTGCCTCGGCTCCAAGACCATTAGAATCCAATACAGCAAGATATGAGGCATAAAAGGTATTTAATGCGGCTAAACTAGCCAGTGGGGTATTAGTGAAACCAGTTTCTATCCCGCTAGTAGCTAAATAATTTTGTACCGTTGTATTACCTATAAATACTGTTTGATAGGTCCATAGGGACACTGATGCACTACTGGATATTAATGGCATTATTTAAACACCCCGTCCATTTGTATAATTAAGTCAACCTCTGCTCCGAATGTTGCGGCAGCTTGTGACGTATCAAAATCCACTAACCCTGTTATTGTATTGATGTGTGAACAAGCATCTCCCGGAGTGGGGCCAAGTCCATTATCAATAATATCAATGAAGGCAAAAGAACTGCTAGCTGGTAGGTCATAACTAGAATCACATACCACTGTATTGGGGCCTCTGCCTATCCCAACATAGGATGGTAGTGGGTTAGGGTCTGCTGGAATAATGTTAGCCCGTATTTTAGCCATTATCTCATCAGAGCGTGCTATCTGTTGTATTAGCTCAATTAAATTCATTATGTAGTCACCTGAAATTCATCTGCAATAAGTGCCTGCTCATAGTTAGACACCACTGTCAACATACGTGTTCCTTGTAGCCCCGGAGGGGATGCTGGAGTGCCAACGACAAACTGCTGCTTAAAGGTTGTCATAATACCATTTGATGTATAGAAGAACCCTGCTGCCCCGCCCCAATTAGGTACTAAGGTGTATGGGACCATGTTTCCCATGTAGCCAGTCCAAGCCTGTACGCCTACGGGCGTTCCGGGGATAGTGCCATATGATGTACTATATTGTGTTAATAAATTACCGAATTGATCATATGTTGCTGGATGTGTAATCACCCCACTATTTGATGCTGGTATTATTTGACCATCAGTATTTAAGAAATAGGGTGATAGTGTTGGGTCAATACCTATATGTGTACCAAGTTCTATTGTACTGGAATAGGTTGGGCCTCCAACATTGGCCGTTAGTGTCATTGCAGTATTATCCGCTAGGGCTTTAGTTAGGCCCGGAGCGGCAATAGTTATAGTAGACACAAGTGGGTAGAAAGGGGCTGTTATCACATACTCTGTGGTATCTCCCGCAAATGTAACACTATTACCATCATATAGAGTACCTGTGCCAGAATCTAAGGCAATCTCTGTGGTTCCTATTGGATAACTACCGGGATTGTTAACTCTATAACCTGCCCCAGTGGCAGCTTCAAATGGATTATCACTCGGCGCTGCTGGGACACTTGTTGCCGTTGTAACTGCTGACCCATTAATCTTCATTAGAGCCAGAGTAACCTCAGACATATTTCCCTGACGTTCCAACACCATTATAGTGTTTACAATCTTCTTAACCTTCCCCTGACATTGTATTTTTGTTGCAGCGACATCAATAGTGTGACTGAGTTCAAGGTCTGGCATAATAGGGGTTTGAAATGATACACTTGTACCCCTATGACTAGCAATAATCTCTGTTTTGGCTTTGTTAATAGCCGTCGTGAACATGTTTGCAAATTCTCCACGCCCGCTTGGGAAACTAAGGGCTGGATTTACAGTAGCAACACCAGTTGTATATAATATTTGTGGAAGTGTAGATGGTAATGGGACATCATCATTGTTAAACCAATAACTAGAATTAGAGTAGTTGGCATTTAATGGCGCATTAGCAGAACTAGTGTAGGTATCCCATAACGTAGTATCAAATGGCACCGTTAGGGTATATGATGCTGTATGTGTGATAATTTGATATTCATTTATTGATTGTGTGGATTTTACATTTAATGCATAACGCTCAGTAATTCTCTGTGAAAAATGTGCACTAGCCACCCAATTAGCAGAGAGAATTTTATATTCATCAATGGAGGTTGGAGGGTGGATTACAATTTGATTGGAAAACTGCCCGGCAGTAGAGGTAGGAACTTTCCTATATGTATACGTGTCATTTAGTAAATTTAGTATGCCGTTATTTAGTGGGTAATGCGTTTCATATGTGAGAGTGTTACCCTCGTCCCTCCACCGAGCACTATCAATAGCGGATTTAACCATCCCAACAGTCGGCAGAGTTGCAGGTAAAAGTGGGCCATTGCCTTTATTAACAGCTAGACTATCCCTTGTGTATGATATTGGATCAGAGGTTGCTAAGTTCCATGCAAAGGGCCTAGAGTAGTGGTAATTACGGGTGTAATTAAAATCAACCACCATATCAATACTATTAACAATAGCTGTACGACTTTGCCACGTAATCTGAGGTTCTCTATAGTATACTGTACTGTCACCTAATGTGTAGTCTGGGGTGGCATTAGCATACCATGAATTTAATACTGGGTTGTTATATTTATCGAAGTCTAAATCTGCGGCTACAGTTTGTAGTCTATAACCTAATTCTTGTGCTGTACTATTCGTTGTCCCTGCGGCGATCATCCCTTGAACTTCTAGGCAGTAGTTGCCAATAGTTGGCAACATGTGCGCCACTTCTGTACGTATTAAATCTGTACGTCTATTAGAGCATTTTAGGGTTATCCAGAACACTGGAATAAGATTTATAATTGGTTCATCTATATATCCTGTGAACATTCTATGCCATCCGCTGGAGTCCCTGTAATTGATATACATGGGGCTACTGTCAGCTAGGGATAGGAAACTCATAGCTACTGGTGGTATAACCTTGAACTCACAGATTGTGGAAAGGTTAGATTCTTTTGTTATTACAATATTACTTGCAATTATTGACGGGTCTAGCAAGACACCATTAACTACTATATTAACATCAAAGCCATGTTGTGTATAGAATGTAGAGCTACCAGAGATGTATTGGCTTTGTGAGAATTCGAGGGAGCGTGTGATGAGGCACGTTTGATTTTGTGTAAATTTAGCAACTTGACCAGAGACGTTAACATTAAGAACTTCATTTTGGCTAAACTGAATAACTTGCCCTGTCACATTTAAATATATGAGCTGTGAGAACTTTATAGCTGTTGCTGCTAGGACAGTGTTAGTGGCAGCAAATACAAGTCTACCATCAACTTCAATGTAATTAACTGGGCTAGAATTAAACTCGCCCGTCAGGTCAAACCCATCTATAGGGGCTGCTGGTAGGACAGTTGTATCTAAGCCATATTGATTAACAGCATAATCATTGAGTGAACTAAAGGACATGTCTATAACACCTGATAGGCGATAAGTATTGTGCCATTTAAGGCTGCTGATGGATCAGTGTTATAAATGGTGAGGGTTGCTGAACCTGAGCCCGGGACACATTTGAAATTATTATTCATTGTAGTGTTCGTACCGCCAATAATTGTTAGTGTGACTACAGATGTAGCTGTGATTTTGGTGTTCGTCCATGTAATGGCATAATTACCAGCGGCGGTAGTACTTAGGGAAGATGTTGTTATAACACCAGCATTTCCCGAAGCTGTAACGGCATTACTTGACTCTGTGCCATTGACTTTAGTTAGCACCATACTAGTGGCCGTGGCAGCACCAAAGGCTGGTGTGCTTGTCCATGCAAGATCCGTTGCACCTGAATTTACTGTCAATACTTGATTTGCCGTACCAGCATACATAGCTAATGTTGCAGATGAATTAGATCCCGGAATAGCGCAGGCCGTATTACCAATAGCGGACGCTATATTATTATTTGATCCAGTGATTATAAATCTGTTAGCATTAACAGAGGCTGGCATTATTAGGCTTGGCGCATTAATATTGTATTGATAATTCCAAGAGGTGTTAGTTGTACCAGAGGCTAAAATACACGTAACTATTGCTCGTGTACCTGCTTGCATAGCAATGATAGTGGATGGCGCTTGTGTTTGTACAGTGAGAACACCAGTAGTTAGGTTAACTATTTCCCATGATTGCCCAGCAACTAAGGCTGTGGCTAGTGGCATTTGGCAGGTGTTAGCGCCTGTGCCTGTGTAGTACTGAATTTTCTTACTTGCAACAGTTAGGGTGTCTGTAGTGCTGCCAGATACAGATTGTGTTTTAAATGCCTCTATATGGTTATTAGCAGACATATTAACGTTAGTATCCCACTCTGACACTGTACTAGCTGTAGGTGTAGCCGTACCACTCCCACCACCAGCTGCCGCCCAAGTACCATCACCCCTCCAGAATGTGGAAGAGGACGCACTTGTACCGCCGTTGAGATTTGCAACAGGTAAATTACCTGTAGCATTAGCAACTGGAATAGATGTACAGTTGGTTAGTGCGCCAGAGGCCGGAGTGCCGAGTGCCGGAGCTATCAGCGCCTGACCTGATGGTAGAACTACTGTACCTGTAAAGGTGGGGGAAGCTTTAGGGGCTAATAGGTTCAATTGTGTTTGTATTGCTGAGGTTAGTCCATGGATGTAACCTATTTCCGTAGCAGTTGTACTACCTATTGATGTTGCTGTAGGTAGTGTACAAGCTGTGGTTATTACGGGGCTATCTAAATCGGCCTTCCTATCTAAAGAGTTAGCTGTTACGCGTAGTGATATTAAACACCCGCTTGTAAACGCACTTGCAGACGTGCCCTCTTGAGCACGTACAATGGTGACAGTTGTACCACTGATTGCTGTGGCTTGTACAATTTCTAAGTTACCACCATCTATTAGTGTAAGGTTGCATGTCACGCCAGACCCTATAGAGGGAAACCCCGTGGCTGATGTTACAACTAAAGACGTAGCCCCTATTAATATAGAGCCATTCAGAGTTGTTTCATAATTGTTAGCGTGAATACGTGTCATTTAGTTCTCTTAGTTGGGGAATACCAAACCTGTAAATTCTCTACCTGCTGCGATTGCTGCTGTAAAGCCTGATAGGCTTCGGCCGTCAGCCACAATGTCAGCTTCAACCACCATTACATCTAGGTATTGGTAATTGCGCACAGCGGTGCTGAGGGATTCAATATTCTTGTCCCCTGCAATAGCTACATCAATAGCATTTACACTATCTACCATCGCATTGAATTTGTCTGTAATTGTTGGGACGTAGTAGTCCATAATATTTTCCTCTATTAAGCGTCTGGGTAAGCCGCAAATTTATAATAAGTGCCATTGATTTTCATTCTAATAAAACCCGAGCATGTTATGGCTGGTGTAATAGCTCCACCAACACCTGTTGATGTGTATAAACTAGCATCACCACGCAAGCCTACCGGGTATGACGAGGAGCCAATAGCTATACCGGGGCCGTTATCACCTGATGTTGCCCCAGTAGCTATGTCTGCCATCGCCCCAGTACCAATAGCAATCGCGCCCACTGCTGTGGCAGAGTTTACCCCCGCTTGATATCCTAATATGAGATTGTAAGTGCCTGATGTCAACGCGGTACAACCAAAGATTACACTCCACCCGGATTGGTGCCCGATCGCCGTATTACTATTGCCCGTGACTGCATTTAATGAGTATTCACCAATACCAACGCAACTATTAAATCCCACACCCCCACCACCAGCACCTGTTCCTACCATCACGTTAACAATGCCCGTACTATTGGTAAAACCTGCTTGATAGCCTATGTAGGTGTTGTCCGTGGCTGTGGTTATTGCATACCCCGCCTCCATGCCAATACACACATTTAAGGAGCCGGTCGTGAGGCTAGCTAGCGTGTAGTACCCCAACCCCACGTTGTTATCTCCTGACGAACATATTGCTAAACAGTTAACCCCTAATGCGGTATTGTTGGAGCCTCCTAAGATAGCTGCCAGACTACCATTGCCCACCCCAGTATTATAATCCCCGGTTGCAGGTGTGGCTAAAACCCCCACACCAACCGCTGTATTATGTGCAACTGATCCATTACCTAGCCCGATACGTAGCCCATGTATAATACTGTCTGCCGAAGTGGTTATTGTTGTAAGGGAAGTAAGCGACCCCGTTCCAGCACTTAGATTACCAGAGGCTATTGTACCTAATGCCGGAGTGACAAAGGTTGCTGATGTAGTTAATAAGATAGCACCAGAGCCATTAACATTAGCTGCCAAGGCTGTAGCCACACCAGTACCATATCCAGTAGTCCCAGCAATCGGCAAGCCTGTACATGATGTTAATGTACCGGAGGATGGTGTACCAAGGGCTGGTGTTACTAATGTAGGGCTTGTTGTGGCAACTAAATTACCAGAACCATTTAAGGTTCCCCATGTAGGAATTGTATTACTCCCAGACAGTAGGGGTAATCCAGCCGTTGCCGTACCAGCAAGGATGGCACCTGCACTAGCTGTACTATATAACACACCACCGTTACTGGCTGTTAAGGCTGCATTTGTACCACCATTAGCAAGGGACAATGGTAAGGCGAGGGATTCATTAGATAAAATTGTATAGTCAGCATACCACGAAGCTGCTGTTGTTCCAGATGTTAAAATACATGTCAAAGTTAGTTTTGTATTGGCAGCCATAGCTTGAATAGGGTTAGCACCAGAACTTTGTACAGTGACTACACCACTACTAAGATTGTAGTGGGTGAATTGTTGATATTGTCTTAATGTGGATGTAGCAGGCATAACTACTGTTTGCGTGGTGCTTCCTGTCCAGAATTGTATTTGCGTACTACCAACTGCTAAAGTTGTTGTTGCTGTGGCTGTTGCTGTACTTGTACCACTGGCCATATCCTGTTTACGATCTAAGCTATCAGCCGTTGGACGCAGGCTCACAGTGCTGCCACTAGCAAACGCTGAGGCCGATGTACCCTCCTGCGCTCTTACAATAGTTATTGTTGTTGTGCTATTAGAGGTACACTGCACGATCTCTATAGTACTACCATTCTGTATTGTCAGGTTGCAGGTTACACCAGCACCAATGGTTGGGAACCCAGTTATTGTACTAACCACCAAAGTAGAGGCAACGTTAGTTATACCGCCGTTTAATGTTGTAAGATAGTTGTTACTATGAATTCTAGTCATTATGCAGTACCTGTTTCAATACAGGTATTTATATTAATACCTATCTCTTCATTACCTGTGTTATTTGCAACAGTTGTCACGGCATTGGTTAGACTTAAGTAAATAGGTACTGCCCCCGCCGTTCCTCCCGCCACCGTTACACCTACGGAAAGGGCTGCCCCTGCGGTAGCCCCTGCAACCCCCCCTGACGAAAGAGCCATTCTAATTTCTGTTGTTGCGTGATGAGCACTAACTAAAGTCCATATTGCTGTACCATCTGATACAGTAGCACCTATAGGGCTTGTGGGCCAAGACGGCTGTGAAGCCGCCACAGTACCAGCCGTGGAACATGTGTATACAAATCCGTTACCACCTATTGGCTGCACCTTATTACCAACGACGTATGCTGTAAGCGTCACCCATATAGGGAGAATATCCGCGGGAGTGAATGTAATGTTAGCAACACCGGGACTAGAAGCAGCTTGTAACTGTCTAGTTGTTAGCAAACTGCCTAGATATAGAGTAAAGAGTTGTGGGTTATCTGACAAATCTGTCTTGCTTATAACTTGGAAGTCCCCATTGAAGGCACTTGTAAGTCCTGAGTCTGTAAATAAATTAAAACTTGAGCCTGCAAAAGCCATTATGAATTCCTATTGATGTGCCGTTGAGGCGTTCCCGAATTGCTTTTCTACCTGAGCACTAATTTGTCTTTGGTTTTCTATGGAGTGTACAACGCGGGCTATAAAGCCTTCCGCCGCGTCCACTTTAACAGTGACACCAACTTGCTGATTAGAGCCACCGCTTTTAGCACCACTATTTAAAGGAGAGAATGTTTGTGCTTGTGGTCCAAGACCTAGAATACTCCTACCACGATTTACAGCATCTAACTCAAATCCATGTTGTGTTTTAGCAATGTTGGTTGTTAGATCTGCTATGCCTAAGGTTGCTACACGGAATGTTTGTAGAGCAGTTGCAGCTAGAGCATCAAATGCTATAATAACAATATTTACTGCATTTTCTAACCCCTTTAATACTATGAAAGCCCCTTTAAAGCCTATGGCAATATCCTGCGCTGCTATTTTAGCAACTGCCCCCATACCACCCATAGATTTGGTGCTATTCATTATCCAAGTTATAAGGTTTTCTAGGGCGGGCACAACTGCTGCAGTAAGTTGATTTTTAAATCCACCCCATAAAGCATTTAGTGCAATAATTTCTTTACCAAATTTATGTACAGATGCAACTTGCTTTCCTGAAAGAGCTGTGCCAAAGCTGTCAAATTGTTTCTCTGCATCACTGACGCCCTCTTTAACTAAACTAAGGGCAATAAGTCCACCACGTCCAAATATTCCTGTAGCTGCGGCAGCCCTCTTGTCTTGGTTTTCAATATTACCAAGACCTTTTATAATTACATTAAACTGCTCTTCTATGGGTAAATTCATGATATCTTTCATGGATATACCCATTTCTGTAAAGTACTTTCCTACAATAGCACTACTGCCAAGTGTTCCACCAGCAATGTTACCAATGTTCTTTTCCATAAATTTTAGTGTAGTATTTAATTGTTCTCCACTAACTCCTGCCAGTTTAGCAGCATAACCTAATCTTTGCATAGCCTCAACACCAATGCCCAGCCGTTCAGATGAATGTGCCAAGTCATCCATTTTTTCCACTGACTCAGATATTATGGATTTTAATGCAAAAAAACCACCAGTTACAGCGCCAGCAAGAATTCCGGCAACGGACATTAGCCCTAACTTTGCTTTACTAGCAAAACTGCTAGTTTCCTCTGCTGCTGCGATAAGACCAGCTTTAAACTGTGTGGAGTCTAGTTTTAATTTTGCGACTAAGTCAGCTATTAATGCCATTTATGAACCTAACCCTTGTATCATTGCCCTCATTAGTCGGGCCTCTTCTTCCAGAGATTGCCCACGCTGGGCCTCCATCTCACATTCTAGCTTATTCTTTTCCACCCACTTTTCATCCTTGAGCATGTCATATGCTGCCCACTCCATGATATCGTTGCTATCCATAGCATTATATAGCTGGGTGAGGGTGTGAAAGCCGAGCCGCTCCACAAGTGACATTGCGTACACATGGAAGGGTCGGCCTATTAGTTTTTTGCTAAACCCTCTACATCTTTACTTGTGATCATGTTAAGGCGTTGAGCTGCTGCAAACACTCTATCTAGAGCGGCACAGCTTTTATGACCTAGTTTGGCTATATCAGCTTCATCAAACAAGAGTTTTCCGTTCTCGTCTGTGATTGTGGCTGCTGCCAACTTAGCTCGAATGTTACTTGTATTAACACCACCGTTCTTGCCTATGATATCAGCTTCAAACCTGTCTCGACTAAAACCAGACATTGTACATACACGAACATCACCGCCCCATTCAGGGACGGAAACAATTTCTGATTTTAAATCATCTTGTGTCAATATTTGATCTTTAGTGAGTAGAATCATAAACTTAACTCCAAACTACCGCGCCTGTTATGCGCAAAGTAATAACACCTTCAACAATACCATCTGCTTTAACATCGGCAGTCATAGACTCAACCCATGCACTAAACGTTGCTGTTTTAAGTGTGCTTGATGGCAATACAATAACAACGGTTTCTGTAAGTTGTGAGGCTTGAGCTGTGAAACAAGCTGCTTGACCAGCATCGTCCTCATCCCGTATGACATCAATGGTCATTGTTCCGAAGTCACGCAAACCTTGAAGATATTGTTTTGCTGTACTGGCTAAGGTTGTGACATCAATTGCTGACGCCTTACCAGAGCCAACACCGCTTATTGACTTAACACCACCAATTGCAGCACTGTTGAAAGTGATGGTGGTACCCTGTGATAAAATTGGTACTGCTACAGTCATTTAAGACTCCTAATTAAGAATAACAAAGGTAGTGGATTTCCACGAACCCGACGAACCACGACTCCTGTCTCTGGGCTTTGCCCAGCCCCACTTCCTGAATAAATATTGTATCTGTTGCTGTTAATGTTTTACTGGAGGAGAATAAAGATTTAATCCCATCTAGTAAACCATCAATTGTTGCTATGCCTTTTTCTAGTGGTACAAATACATCCACTTGGTATATCCCTTTATGTAACTCTACACCATTGAGCTGGTTCAACTGAGAGGATACTGGCATAAGGGTGGGACGTAAGAACGTAGCATTTTCTACCGGCACAAAGGCTATATTAGGCCATGCAACTGGGGGAATACTTGACAGTGTTGCTAGTCGTGTATTTAATGCTATCTCTATATTTGTAAAAACACCCATTAATTAAAACCTATCAAATAAACCACTGTTAAACAACTCTGCATTACCACTTTCAGCCCTGTTAACACTATCGGCGGCTGTTTGTATAATTTGTGGCCATAGTGATATAGCCCTTTTTAACATACCATTTGGAGCTTGTGTACTCCACCCATCCTCAACCCTTTGAGCATATATTACAGGGTTTGATAGTATTGCCTCTGTTACCCCATTGAAATTTAATCTCCAACTACCTTTTAATGTCCCCGGCTCATAGAATGGGTTAGTGTTGGGGTATTTCCATAATTCTGGCTTACCAACTGGAGTCCAATTTACCGTATTTAAATAAACACTCTCACAACTTTCTTTAAAAACCTTTTCTGCCATGTGCTCTATTGTCTTTTCTGCTAGGTCCATTTCACTTAAAAGTTTAGCAATGTCAAAGGTTACTTCTATCATTTATATTCTAAGTTGTAATTTGTATAGTAGTGTAACACCTTGTAACACTGTGTTTGTCACTGCTAGTACTCTGTAGTCCTTCACACCTAGTGTAGCTACATCACCAACAAGGGGGGCATAATTAAAGGAACTAACCTCAACCCATAGCACTGTATCACTTTGCAAAACGGTGGTACCATTAACTTCTTTGTTTGGGGTAGGTTGTTGTACCCCATAGGCATTATATCCAGTTGTCACTCCGGCACCGACGGCACTCGTAGTGGGGACAAAAGCACCCTCTACAACACGATTGAAAGAAACTAGTTCTCCATAGTTCTTTATCAATCGCCTGACTGTAGTCAGAAGTTGCGCGGTTAGTGCTGTCATTAGGCTTTCTTGATTCTAAAGTTGGTTCCATTACCACCCGCCATAATCTTAAACATCCACCTGTCTATAGTGCGGACAATGGGGAGGGGGGCGGAGCCTGCTTTATATGTAACCTTGATACTCCCAACTTCTTCACTAATTGTTTCACGTGGGATATCAATTAAGGGGCCATTACCCTCATCTATGGCTAGGCAAACTGCGGCCTGACCCTTGAGGAGGTAGAAAGGAATTGTTGCTAGGTTTTGATACCAGCCGTCAATGAACACATTAATTCTAGGCCATTGTAACACTTGGTCTCTAGTCCATTTAGCCCCAACGTACAGGACAGTTTCTATATAATCCATGGATTTAAGAATTAACACTTGTGGATCATTAATTAATGTTACACCCCTATCATCGGCAAACTGTTGCAAATAGGCAACATCAATATACGTGTTTGCTCCGGGGACGACGTGACCCCCGGTGTAGGCAAAAGAGCCATCTTCAACTACTAGGGCTGTAAGGGTCATCTTATACTGTACCTATTAATATAACATCATATGTAACACCAGTGCCTGAACTGGAGTTGTTAATCTTTAAAAGATCCCCAGTGCCAGCAGTAACGGCGTATGCAGTAGCATCAGGGGCCATCAAACAAAATAGTCCACCCGGACGCACTGTTATAATGTCCGTTGCATCACCAACCCAGTTAATAAAGGCATTGGAAGCTGCACCACCAACCAGAACGTTGTTTGTGTTAGCTGCTGCCGCGGCTATAATAATACCCTTAATCTTTGTAAAAAGAATAGAGGCACCAAAGGCATTTGTTAACACACCTGATAAGTCTAAACTTTCAGAGGTACTGGCTGCTAAAGTTCTTGTATCTGCAAACACCATATTTGCTTGGTTGGCACCTGTGCCATTAGCGAAGGCTGGATTTTGAACGTAGGATAGGAGATGAGACACACTTCCCAAGTTCACTGTGCTATCCAGTTCACCTGTAAATGTTAAACGGGCATTACCCGCAAATGAGTTACTCATTATGCTTCCTCTTTAACAGGTTCACCTTCATCAACTAATTTCTGAACTGCTGCTTGTTGTATTAAATATTTAATCTCCTCGATCCTACCATAGAGTTGATGGTAGTTTGCTAGGGCTTGCGCCAATGCATCTTCTAATTCTTTTTGTCTTGCTTGCATATCCATAGATCACCTATTAATTAGTTGTACAAGTTACTGTTCTAGCTGCTAAGGCTGTACGTGCTGCTGAACTGGCTGCTGTTGGGGCAGCACTAGTACCACCACTAACATCAATTGTATGAGAACTGTAAGCGGTTGTACCATTAGTCCCATCTAAGGTTGCCATTAATATAAACAGATTGTCCACTGATGTAGCATTTAAAGCCATCCCAGTTAGGGTAATATTGCCCCCAATAGACTTTAATGTACTTCCCATTGAGAAAGAAGTCATATTAGCAGCCGTCACTGATAATGTGGAGGAAAGAGATATAACTGCTGGCAGGGACAGAGAAGTTAATGCACCTGCCGTAATAGAAATAGCTCCGTATGAGTTAGCTAAACTTGTTAAATCTATAGTTGCCATTAAGGTACCGGACAGAGCTACTCCTGAACATACAGTGAGGGATGGTATGGCACAATCAACCAAAGCATTTGCTGTAAGTGCGACAGAGTTAGCGTATTTAAATAGTGGGGCACTAAAGGTAGTCATACTATTTGCTGTTAAAATAAAAGATAATGAGGTATATATAACATTTGGTAATTGTAAAGATGTTAAATTTGCACAAGAAGCACTAAATGATGTGGCATTATATGCCACCCCCAATATACCAACATTACCCATATTTAACGTTGTAAGTGCATCGGTATTATTGAAGTTTACATCTGCCTCAATTAGATTGGCAGTATACCCACCATTACCCATAAAGGCTGAGTAGTTTAAATTTATGAGAAACACATCCTCAGAAGTGCTCGTATAAGTAATATTTGCCCCAGAACTACTCGGAGATTTTACATTTAACTGAGTTTGTATTGGTGAGGTAACACCATCAAGGTAACCTATTTCTGTACTTGATACTCCAGCAACGAGGGGTTGATATGTGCTAGCTTCATTAGCTTGGTCTGTAGTGGCATTATAGGCCCCAACTACGGCTGATGTGTAGGTCATTGGGGCACCAACACTAACAAAGGTATAATTATATGGAACACTGAAAGGGCCAATTACTGCGGAAGCTCCAGCGGCCAATTGACTCAAGCCACCATCTGCACTTCCGGGGTTCCCATTTTGATAATAATAGCCAGCGGCCACAGCATCGGCTGTTATTGTTATTGCCTGCCCTGCTGGAATTGATATTGTAAATTGCTGACTCATTGTGCTTCCTTTAATAAAATAAATGGCGGGTTATTACCCCGCCGGGTAGAACTAGTCTACTAATAACACCATGTGTTCAGGTTTGATAACTGCAAAACCCCAAGCACAAGACATTTCATAATGTACTTGCCTGTATTCACGATACATTGCGAATTCAAAGGACAGCCCACTACGAGGATCAGTAACCGTTAAAACATCATCAGCTCTGTCACCTTCGTACGGTCTGGCTGGGATTCTGGTCACTAATTGCATGGAATTACGAGAGAACATAACATTACGTTCTGTTTCATCAGCGATAGTCATTGCAACATCATCAGCTAGAGTTTGTAAAAGTCCGGGGGCTGCGATTACAATAGATCCTGCGGAAGCAACACCAGTGGTAACAACGTATGCATTCAAGTCACCAGCAAAAGTGATAATATCACCAGCCACAACAGTACCTGACCCAACATCAATCGCAATACTAGTTGCACCAATTGCATATCCTGCAATCAAGTTAGAAACATAAGAAGTACCTGTTCCCTTAACGTGGGAAGGAGACTGTCCGGATTCGCGAATTGCAATACCAAACACGTCAAGCAAAACACCTTGTCGTAACAATTCAGTACCACCGCCTTCATTTGCTTTATTCAACTGAGCCAAGCCACGCAATTCAGCACCAGCATTGGTAGAGAGAACTAAAGAAACATCGTCCATTGGGGCACCGTTATCCACCAACATCTTACGACACTTTGCAACGTCTTTCAATGAAGCACTGAAAAGAGTAGTAGCATCAGGCAGAATAGCACGAGAAGCGCCAGTGTACATACTAGCACAATCAGCTTCGATTTGGTTAGTAAGGTTACGCATTGCTTGTGCCATTTGATCACGTCGAACATTCATGTAACCAGGCCCGAAGTTGATACCTTTTTGTTCTTCACCATTCCAACGAATAGGCACGCCCTTCGCTTTGGAAATTGTAATTGTTTTATTACCAATGCTTTGGTCACCAGTGTTAGGTGGTAATTGAGCAGGGGAAATATCTACTGCTGTTGATGCAGGAGCTACGAAACTGCGAACAGTTTGGCCTACTGCGGCTCTTTCTATAGAGCTATCACGTGCAATCGAAGGAATAAATCCTACTAGTTCGCGTGACACTACGTCCATTGCCTCGTATAGATCGGGGATTAGACTTGTTAATGTATTAGCCATTTTGGTTAATTTCTCTTATTAATTATTATCGGTGACGGTACCAGATTTCAAAAAGGTTCTTTGACTCACTGGATCCATCGCTTGAAACTCTGATCTCGTCACTGACTGAGACTTTGCAGCTCCGCTGCTGCTTCCAAGGGCACCGCCCCCTTTAGCCTTACTACCTATCAATAATGGTGCGTAGTCATTATTATTCTTGAACTCTTGTTTAACTGCTGAAAGAATCTTATCATCTATAGAGCCATTTTCACCAGCCATATAGGTTAACCTTTCTTTAAGGAAGTGGCTAAGAAGTTTTGCACTCTGTGCATCACCATCCGCCAACTCTACTGCTAAACGCATTGCATGTGTTCCGATGTTCTCACTCTTCCGAGAACTTCTTTCTTCATTCAATTGTTGTTCTAAATTCTTTCTATTAGTCTCGGCACTTTGCCAGAGCTTTTCGAACTCTCCATCTTTCAAAGCCTTTTCTTGCTCGGCTTTAGCGTGGGCAGACGCTTGTTCTTCTTTAGCTTGTTTAGCCTTTTTAGTTTCCGTCAAGAGCTTGTCTTGGTGGGCTTGTACTTTGGCCAGCTCTGCTTGTGTAGATTCAAACATTGCTTTGTAATCTACTACTGGTTCTTCTACTACCACTGCTGTTTCATCACTCATTACTCACTACTCCTGCACACCGTGCGGTTGTTGTGCTCTCACCGAGAGCTTAGGGTTGAAACTGTTGTTCTGAGCCACCACTGGCTGGTTTAGCAGCTACTGCGGGTGGAACATACGGATCTGCTTTAATTTCTTTGTCTAATTGGTCATTGGTGAGTTCATCATCAATGGTACCTGTAGTTCTTAAATAATCTCTGATTTCATTCTTACCAATAACACTGTTTTGCATAAGCATAATTTGTTGTGCAATAACGTTAGGATCTGCTGCATCATCATAGAACTGGTCATTTAACATTAGGTTCACTGGGTAGGCTTCTACGCCCATGAATGCTGCAACCCACTCTAAACACTTAGTCATACCTAAACTAATGTTAGTTGTAATTAAATAGAGGCTGCTGTTTTGTGAGGCATACCGTATACGAGCTGCCTCTGCTGTTTCACGACCCCCTGGAGGTGCAATAATACGAGCGCCAATAGCAACAGCCTGCTCTTCTTTCCGTTTCATGGCTGCATCAGCCAATTGGTTTGGGCTAGGTTGTAACAACGTAGCACCACCATTAATACCTAAATAGTACCCAGATCTAGCGCCCATGCGTATGCCTTCTGGGTAGAGGCTCTTGAATTCTTCTAAACTAGCTTCACCGTGTAAAAACACTGTAGGCTGACCACATATGAATATTGATTCTTCATAGTCCGCACTGTTGCGGTAGTGGCCTAGATTAAGCACCGCAAGGTCATATAGGGGGCTGACGTCCATCTTTGGGTCGTTATTGATTGAACCAAAGAACATGAAGGGTATTTCACTCCATGTACTGCCATCAGACTTTAAGGGGGTGAATTCAGCTAATTTCTTGTATTGTCCATCTGCTGTACTGTCATTCTGATAACCACTAGGAATGCCATCACTCAGGTAATCATAGCTACCACCAACAGGGGCGGCTCTACCAGCCGTTTCTTGGTAGATGGTTTGACTATATACACCATCAATTAATTGTAATACACGATATTGTTTGGTGCTGTGCCATGCAAAGCCATCTAACCCTAGGGAGTCTACATTTTCCACAAGAACAACTAAGGAAATAAAGGTCTTACTACCTATAATGTCAGTTTTCCAATTGATAATGGATTCTGCGGGATAAGTTTTGAACCTAGCGACATTTCCGGATAGTTGCTGTTGTGCTAAAGTCATTGGCCCAACATCGGGATAATCAATTAGTACACCGTGCCTACCGGTTTCTAACACTTCACCAACAATCTTTTGATTCAATTGTAATAGGTTAAGGTCTTCACCTGTAGCATCTAGCAAGAGGTAATTCATAACAGATGGAATAGCTATTTTAGGCTTTCTACGGAATACTAGACCTGTAAGGCCATTCTTTGTGAGTGCTGTAAAATTGGTGAGGATTGCATCTTGTCTGTATTGTTTAGATCTAACTTGATCATTTTCATCGACAACACGGATCCAGTCGGAGGCGTCATTACCTACAACTTTACGGACAACTGCCCATCTTTTTATTGAGTTTGTGTAATCAGGATGTTGACTATCAACCGGCATCGATATTCTTCTTATTATTATAGACTATTGTATCATACCATATAACTAAAGTCAATAGCGAAGAGAGGTTTTCTTATAGACATCTCATAGGCTATTGGATATGTGGTGGCATCGTTTTGGTGGTCATTGCCTGATTTCTTATCAGGATCACCTTGTTTATCATAGCTTTGTTGTTCTAAACATCTGGAGGCTACGGGGCACTCTCGAGAGTTTATAAATACCCGCCCAGCATTAAATGCTTTGTTCGTAGCCATAATTCTATCACGTACATCAGGATTCTTGCGCCTCGCGCGCACTTCAAATCTAGCTTTCTGTAGTATACCTATAGCTGACATAGTGGCATTAGCATTGCTTCTACTAGCACCAGAGCAGTCAGGGTATATCACAATGGCGTGGCCATTGTTCTGCCACTTCTCCTGTATTGTTTGTGCCAATGTATCAGCATCAAGGAGGTTTGCTAATTCCGCGACAGCGTGCCACTCGTTCCCGCGACGAACGTATATTGTGGCTGCTGTCTTCTCTACGTTAAAGTCACACCCTATGTATAATGGCTCACCATCTCTGATAACCTCTGATGAGTCATGGGTGTCACGATTATATGCACTATATACTGTTGTGGAGTTAAGGTTTACAAACTCGCCCTCAAGGTAGGCTGCTACTAAAGGCCCAGAATATGTATCTGTTAAATTCTTAAGGAAGGACTCTTTAAGAAATGGGTTTTCTTTTGTTTTAGCCTGCACCCTCTGATAGTCTGGATTAGGTGAAATATATGTAGCTTTTGAGCCTTCTGCTAATGTGGTGTTACGACCCCACATCTTATACATAAATTTAAAGCCCTCTGGTGTTGAGTAGGCACACACTTTATTGATGTCTGTCTCTGCACCCTTTGGGGACTGCCTATTTCTGGCCATTATCTTAGTCCATGCTTCCATGGCATCGGCGTTGGACAGGACATCTAATTCATCCACATGGGAACTAAAGGATTCAAACCCCACAATAAGGGTTGGGTTATCCAAACTACGAAATATCATATCCCCAAATTGACTAGAGGATATATACATAACATGGTCTTGTTTATTATAATTGTATCGTATTCCATTATCAATTAAAATGCCTTCTACTCTAGGCAGAATTACACGTTTAATAAGGTCATGCGTAGGTTCATATAAGGCTATAACTGATGAGGGTGATTTACTAGCATCAATTACGGCTGCTATTGCCATTGCCTGTGACTTACCTGATCCCACACCACCAACAAACGCCGGGAAGGGGCATTTCAGAGCTAGGAACTCCGCCTGTGATGGCGTAACGGAAAAGTTAAGTTCTCTCATTCGTGTTCAATCACGTTAGGTAGTGCCTTTACAGGAGCTGGTAATATATTAATACTAATCTTGTGTATTTGTTCTTGGTTGCCAGAAACTTCCACTTGGTCTTTCCAACCAAGGGCTTCTGCATTCTTCAAGGAGAATATGAGAACACCAGCGTTTCCTTTTTGTTTGCCGCTTGCAACATCCATAGCCAAATCTTCAAGGAATACAATGAAATCTCTATTTCCATATTCATGTGCTTCCTTAAACTCTGGGTAGTGATCAACCCAATAATTATACG